TCACTCCATACCTGTAAGCCAAACAGGCGCCATAGGTCGTTGCGCACTGTTGGGGAAGTCTACTGCTTGCGGCCAATCACGCAGCGCCTGGCGGTAGGTCAGCATCTCGTCGAACTGCTCGGTGCCTAGCGTGGTAGGCCGCTGTAGGCCCTGCTCGTCGCGATGGCGGTTCACCAGCCACTCCGACGCGCTCAACGCGCCATCGCGCCACGCCCGCTCAACCAGGGCAGCCTCCTCGGTTGCCGCAGGCATGAAAGCACCCTCGATATAGCGCTCTCCCTGGACCGTCCCCACTGTACAGGGAAGCCACTCAAGCGATGGATGGAAGCGATCCACCGGATCGGTGCCGGTCACTTCGCGCACCACGCCATCTACAATCAATGCCCACATATCACGCTACCTCAATCAAGACTTCGCCGACGGCACCAAGGCCACCTCCACGCGTACCCGACGTGCCGGAGCCACCCGAAGCGCCACCGCCTGGGGCTCGACCGTCAGGCCCTTTTAACCAGGACTGCGCCCGCCCCTCGCCACCATAGCCTCCACCTGTGCCCAAGGCTGTCGGTAGCCCCGCGCTCGCCGCCGAAACGGGGTAGATAACATCCCCCGTCGTCGTTCCCGATGAGCCCGCCGAGGTACCGGCAGAACCGCCTGCCCCGCCCGATGAGCTGATGTACGCACCAAAGGATGAGGTGCCGCCGTTACTGCCCGAGTTACTGGCGCCCGCCGCTCCGCCAGTCCCGCCAACGCCTACCGTAACTGTGACCGAGGTCACACCAACCAGATCGATAGCGGATGAACCGCGCCCACCGCCGCCACCACCACCGCCTGACCCTGTCGCTGACTCCGTATGCCCACCGCCACCGCCGCCGCCAGTAACCGTTACTCGCGCCCGACGACGCCCCGAGCGAAACACCGCTGGAACGGTATAGGTGAAAACGCCAGCAGCCTGATATTTGGCAATGACGGACGTGATGCTTGGAGGCAATTGCGCCTGGCCCACGCACCACCACTTACCGGCCCCGTCACTGCGTAAGTGCAGGTAGTCACCTGCAAATAGCAACTCAGTAGAGGGCAAGCCAGTAGCTACCGTGGAAGTGTCCAGCATGATCTTGTCAGTGCCGGACGTGACAATAACCAAGCTATTCGCCGCGAGGTCAACCCGGCGCAGAACCACCTCCAGAATGCCCAATGCAGCGTCGGAGGGTGGCAAGCTGAAGGTGCGGTCGCCAGCCCCTGCATCCAGTAGTAACAGTCCACGGTGAGCTGACGTAAGGGCCGTGTTAGCGCTAAGACTAACGACACCGCCATACAGCTGCCCCATCGTAACGACATGCTGACTCCGTGAGCCATTCGCCGCTTGGAGCGCCCCGCCTGAGGAACTAACCAGCACCCATTTATCCAGCACGGCCGACCAGATCACAACGCACGTCCCGTTGGCAACGATCTCTCCCCCTTGCAGGGCAGCCTGGCCGAGGCCAACAATCGGCTTGGCAGCCAAGCCATTCAGGGAGAATGTGCTGGCGCCAGTGTTCGCGGCTTTAGCCCTGAAACGCAGCATCATACCGTCCGTCAGGACCTTAATAACTGGGGTACATGCAATGGCATAGACGTTTGCAGCGCCAGTATCAGCAGCATATGCACTAGAACTCTGCTGAAGCAGTACCTGTATTGCGCTCAGCACTTGATCATCTTTAGCAGGGTCAAGATCAATACCCGCAGCAACTATCACAGCAACCAGCTCACGCTGGACGGCATTAAGCCACTGCGCTTTTAGTAGCGTTGCGTCAACACCTGCTCCAGGATTGCCCTCAGTAAACTCACTAGACGCATTCGCGGTGGTGGTACTGTCTCCGATTTTTTGCATCAGTTATCTCCATATCCAAACAGCAAAATTGATTCGGCGGGCTTCATTTGGCTAAGCCGACATTCAAGGGATCTATTGCCCCACGCAGCCAACGGGTCACCTGCTCCGGTGATTCCCGCCCGTGCATAGCTGACTGTCACAGCGGGAGCGTTCACTCGCCAGGTGAACGCCCAATCGCCGCCATAAAGAGAATCGCCCGCCCGTGCCAGGCCTGCCTGGGGAGGCCTGAAAGTAGCAATGGTGATGTCGTAGCCGAGGGACTTGGCCAGAGCGATAAAGAACGGCTTGCTCTGACCACCACGGGCTTGCACCTTGCTACAAACGGCTTGCACGCGCTGCCCCACTGACTGGGAAACCCCGGTCAAACAAGGATCAGGCAGTGCCAAAACACGCTCCCAATCCTTTAGCGCTTGGCCAGAGTCAGGAAAGATGGCGCCATAAACCGCGTCCGCCTGCGTGTCAACCAGGTTCAAGGCATTGGCTTCTGCCTCTATCGCCGCCGAGAGGATTGGCGCGGTACCGTCATAGGAAACCGGAGGTAGCAGCGATCTCAATTGATCGGCAAGGCTACTCATTCCAACAACCCCAAAGTGATAGTGCCGGGCCTAATCCAACCCACAAGCACGGGATCATCGGAGGCGTTCACATTGCCAATTGGCGTAGACACAGAACGGTCGACGACGCCAGCAAGATTGTTGATCATCGCCTCGATCTGGGAGCGCTTGAGCACGTCGAGCGGTCTCAGGGCGCCTAGCAATGCCTCATAGGCTTTCTGCGCGGTTATCTGGACATCAGCGAGAAGATAGCCGGGGGCCAGCTCAACCAGTGCCGTCGAGTCCACCACTCGAATGGTGGGGACATATACCCATACGTCGGCGATGACGGAGCACTGACTCAGGATGTGCTCTCGACAGTTATCAACCACCTGGGCGGAGGGAAGACCGCCGCTGGCGGTAATGACTAGATCGACAGTGCCCGCACCTCGACGTTTTGGCAGTGGCAATACATCGGTAACGCCGTCGACCTCCTTCGCCCAACGAACATAGTCGTAGACGGCACCGCCTGCGGGTGGGTTCTGGATGATTTCCAGCAACCGTGCCAATAGCGATCCCGGTTTCTCCAGATCCTCACCACCTGCGGTTTCCCCGACAAACGTCGCTGCCGAGTCCATGCCCAGAGGTGGACTGATGATGATCAAATCGCCGCTCAGATGATTCAGACCGCTGCCGACTGTCTCGGCTTTAACGAGTACGGAAGCTGTTCCACCGGTGCCAATTGACACGCTAGACAAGGCGACAAACTGCTCTCCCGTGGTGACGTGTTTGAATTCTGCCCCCTGGAGCAACCCGACACCGGCAACCCCCTTCAGTGCAACTGTGCCAGTCGCGGCTACCGGGTCTTTACGCGGAACCCCACGGATGGCAGCCGCATGGACCAACTCTTCTTCGTCAGCGGTGTCTGGGAATATCTGGCGAAACACCCAACCTATTTTTTGGTAGAGCCCTTCAATTGCTGCGGAAACAGCAGCGGAGCGGACATAGTTATCACTGTCCGGGCCGATATCTGCCTCGGCTTGAAGGTTGCGAATGTCTCGTAGGATCCCCGCGAGGATGGTCTCCAGCGAGGGAGAGGTATAAGCCATTCAAATCACCCTTACAGGTTGGCGAAACACGTGCGGATTGCCGGTGGCGTCGATGATGTCGATTTGCAGCTCAAGCCAGCCGTTATGGGGCTGCTCGGCGGTGATGGTGATCTTCTTGGCGCGGCTGTCGTCCAGCAGGGGCTGGAGCGCTTGCTCGGCGTACTGCTTTGCAAGGATGCCCACCCGTGGGCGGTCTTTTTCGCGGCGAAGTTCGTGCAGGCGGGAGCCCAACGAGGGATCAGCCCACCAGGTTGCGAGGGGAGTCATGAGGCGGATGTAGACGGCGTTCGCCAGCGTATTGATACGCTGGCCCGTCAAGTCGCCAGTGGTGGGGTTTATGCCTGCGTCCATGGGGATGCATGGTGCAAAGGTACATGCAGGGAGTGTATTTCAGGACGGCTTAAGGTTTAGTCGGCCTGGAGGTCTAACAGAACATCACGACTTCAGATCGATAGTCACATGCTTGTTAAGGTCAGCCTTGAGGCAGTTGAATGCCACATCCGAAAGATCTCCAATATTGATAGTGCGCGAATCGGCATTCGACGTCCCGTTGTAGACAAAAATCCGATACTCCTTCTGATGACTGAAACATCTCTTTTTCCGCATTATCGCTTGGTCCTCATCAAACGAACCGCTGAAGGTTTCAGGGTCAAAATACTCAACCAAGCCCCGACCGACAACGCTGCCGGCTTGCGCCTCGATATTTAGCACTTCATCCAATCGTTCGATGAAGACACGAGCCTCGATAACTGAGCAATAGTTACCTAAATCTCCGGTCTCGACGTCTAACATTATGCTGGACTTCAGCTCTTCAAACGTCTCAAATCTGGATTCATCGTCAACGTAGATAGCCGACATACAGTAAACATGGTAGTCGTTATGACGCGTGAGCCCCACTAAAATTGGTCCTGCAAAATCCGTTATCAGGCGACTCTCACCGGTAGCCGAATCCTGAATAGTTAACCTTATCTGATCAGGCTGATACCAGCCTGATGTCCCCTCGTGCTTGTCCCCAATATTGCACGAATCTTGTTCCTCATACGCCTTAAAAAATCTCAAACGATTCATATACAAATCACCGCGTAGGAAAGTATCGCGATGTGATTCCGTTTTAAAAAAACGGACGAAGGCGTAAAGTTTTTTAGCCATGGGCTGGATGTCCATAAGGATTTTTAGTGGGAACTTCCATTCACTGCATCGGCGACGGCTTGGGGCCGCCTCCATGATCGTGTTGATTGTAGAGGGCCCGATCCATCTGCATAGTCCGCTTATGGTCGGCGATTTCCCCATCAGCCTTGATACTTCCCTCGACTTGTTGATCGCCACTCATTTCAACCAACGGCGTCTCGAAGCACACCTTAATTCCGGCTTTGACCACTAGCGTATCGGTTACGATCTCGATCACCCGTCCGCGCTTCAAATGCACGTGATCTCCCTCATCGGTGTAGATCGACACTTCGCCGTCCTGAAGCTCGATTCTATAGCGGCCATCCTCACTGGCAGCGACGATGGCATGTTTGCTGTTCCCGCCTACAGGTATAACCAGATACTCGGCCCCCGGCAGAGGCGCCGAGCTGAAGCCATAGTGCTGGAACAGCTCCCCAGTCACCGACTCGCCGGACAACCCCTGCATGTCCACACCGATCAGCTTGCCATGGCTGTTACGGGCCGCGACCGCACGAAACGGCAGCCGTATATTCGACATGACGCGACCAACCTGCTCGCGAATCAATCGCCCCATATTGCTCATCACAACCCCTTAACCATTTCGATGAAGGCCGCGTCTTTATTGACTTTGCCTTTGTGCTTCTTCTGCTTCACACCATCGAGCACCCACATTTTGTCCTCTCGTAAACGCAGCTCGGTAATAGCCCCTTCGCCTCGGGACAAGCGCAGCGTGCGAGCCATTAGAAAATAGGTGGCATCCAGCTCGTGGGGCTCGCTACGGACGATGATGCGCTGGCCAGGTGTCCAAACCTGCCCGTTGTCGGCCCGGTGCCCCTGGACGATGGCGCGGATCTCGAAACCTTCCAGACGGCTGTCAGCCAACAGCTTGCGGGCGCGGGTGGTGGCCATGTCCTGATTCTCGCTGGCGCTGTCGATAATAACCTTGGGCCGAAAGATCCCCCGGCGGGCCAAGGTTTCGTCCTGGATGACCGAACGCAAGTGGGAACGCTTGATGTCGAGGCCGTCATTGTCGTACTGCCCGTGCTGGCCAAGGACGGTGATCTGGCTAAAACGGTTGGCGATGGAACGGCGCACGCTCAGGCGTTGCACGTTGTTGCCGACGCCATCCTCACGCATGATCAGCGCACCAACGGGTGGTGTGTTGTAGTCGGGGCCACCGATGACCAGGCGGCCATCGGGCTCGACCCATGGCCATAGTCCATTAGCCTCGGCGACCTGGAGCAACGCCTCCCAAGCTGTTTGGCCTGGCTCTATCTGAATGCGGCGCCGGGTCTTGGCCTGGTCGGCGCGGATCTCGACCCGGTCAATGCCCAATGGCTTAACCACCTGGTCGAGGATCTGCGCCAATGACGCTTCGCGCATCGACACGAACGGCGCCGAGCAATCGACCAGGGGCGCAGCGCGGTCGCGGCCGTTGATGCGAATTGAAATGCCCTGACGGGAAATGTCGTGCTCGAACTCGTCGAGTTGCCCCGTCAGCACGCGATCCGTCCCTAGCGTCAGGGAACACGGCGCCCCTTCTTTCAGTACGGACGGCAAGCGCGTCGTGTCCTTGGTGTACAGCTCCAGCTCAAATGCATCCGCTGGTGTCAGCAAGTCGGATTCAACCGACCAACCGTCCCAAGTGTCGTGGGCCAAACCACCAATGGCGAGGCGGATCGGGGCCGTTTGGTCATTCTGCGTAGGCACGTAGCACCCTCCCGGCCGGGATGTTGTGTGGGGTACTCAGGTCGGGATTTAGACGGATCAACTCAAGGGCTCGGGTGTGGTCGCCATACCAACGATGGGCCAATAGGCGAAGACTGGCCGGTGTCTCGACCACGCGCTCAACCATGGGCGGGCTCTGCAAGATGACCTGACGAGCGCGGGCCTGGATCAACGCGGCAGTGTTGCGCAACGCTTCGATGATTGGCCGCGAGGTCTCAACGTCATACAAATGTCGCTGAAGCAGGATTGCGGACTGGACCAAGGAACGCACCAGGTTAACCAGGCCTTCCAATTCCAACGGGCTGAGCGTCGGCTTTTGGCCTTCGTCCTCGATGACGATGGCCACCGCCTGGGCATGTGCCGCCGCCAATTCAGTGATGACCAGCACCACCAGGGCAAAGCCACTACTTTCCACTGGATCATCAGGCATACCGTCGGGCAACAGGTTGGCATCCGGCGCAATCCCCTGGCGGGCGCTAATCAAAAAGGCGTTACCCGCTCGTACCGCTTTAGTGGTCAGGCTGGCACCGCCGGGAATGCTGGCCGGGACGCCGGACATGGACAGTAATGCAGTCGATGAACTGGGCGTGCTGCCTTGGATGGCACTGCGGATCTGCGTCGGGGTGCGGAACAGGTCAACCAGCGGATCGTAGGCAGCCGAAGGGTGTTTGGCCATGGACGCCACACCGGAAACCACGCCGAGGATCTGTGAGCGCAGTTGTTGCACACGGAGGAAAATACCGGGCAAGCCCAAAGCTTTTTCGATCAGGCCAACCCAACCACCACCGATCCAGGATTGAATCTCGCTGACCAGGGAATCGATACGGCCGAACAAATCAAAAACGCCATCCTGCCAGCTCGCTTGCTCTTCTGCGTCAGTGACGCCGATGTCGACGAATTCGAACTGGCGGGCGAAGAATGGCAGCTCTGGTGTGTCCTCCAGAAATAGCAGGCTGACCAGGGCCGAGTCGGGGCCGTCCGCATTGTGCTTAACCTCCCATGTCTGGCTAACGACGCTGAGGCTGCCATAGATGGGATGGATCAGCTCTCCAGAGCCTGGCGTGTCCAAGGCCCGCAAGATGTTCTGTAGTTCCAGCTCATAATTGACGCCGAATACCACGACCTGCATCTGGAAACGACGGGCGCCGCGCCCCAGATCCCGGACACTGTCCCCGTCTTTAAAGGGCGTGGCGTGCTCGGCCAAAGCCCGTTGGGCCTGGAGGCTTTCCTCGACCACCTGGATTGGCACCCCGCGAAACGAAGCGTCCAGTAGCGTCTCTGTCCAGCTCATTGGCCACGTCTCACTTGCAGGTCAGTACGGCGCTCGACTTCGGCCTGGATCATTCGAGAGTCTGACCGAACTTCGATAACCAATGGTTTGTCCAGGAGCTGTTGCAGTCGGGCCACGGCAGCTTGAGTGTCGGCACCAGCCCCCACGGCGCGGTTGGCAACGCCAGCCGCCCAGGCGTTGGCGCCTTCAACAGAATTACCCGATGCAGTCAGCCCGGTTTGTTGATGTGCCAGGCGCTGGGCCTGACTCGATAACCAGTCCTGCGATTGATTGGGGTTCTGCCCGGCCAAGGCGATACGGTTGCTGTAGAACGCTGACTGATAAGCACGTTGCCCGTCGTTCAATAGTTTGTTCCTGGCGACCATGGCCAGGCGATCTTCGTCGGTATTCTGGCCGGTCGAGCCGCTGAGCTGCGTTGCGCTGGCACCGAGCGCAAGCGGGGCCAACCATGGCGCGATAAAACCACCCGGCTTGCCCTTACCAGATGAAGAGGTGCCACCGGGCATATCCGGCATGCCAACACCAGGTTGCATATTGCCGGGCCAGTTGGTCACAAACACTGAAGTGACTCCCGTGGCTTCCTCCAGCACCTTCCCGACCGCTATGTTCTTCAGCGTCTCTGGGCCACCCATTACCTTATTCACCAATGCACCTGCACCGGCTTTGGCACCGCGCCCAGCGTAATAACCACCCACACCCAATGCAGCGCCACCGAAGAGCATTTGCTCGCCCGATAAATTCAAGTCATCGAGCAGGTAGCTCCCCATGTCCGCGAAGCTTTTATTAATTGGAGTTGCCATCCGGTCGATGGCCTCACCTAAAGTTGCCTTCATCCTGGTAGCCGTGCCGCTGGCACTGCTGGTGTTTTCCTTCAGATCATTTTTAAAAATCGGTTCTGCTTTTTGAAGCGTGGCAGCACCACTGCGGAAGTCGTCCAAGCGCTCACCGGTCAACATGCTGCGCATACCGCGCACAGTGTCCTGGTCCATACCCTTGAAAACGACGCCCATAAACTTTGCGCGCTGCTCATCGGTTTTCATTGCGCTGTACTTTCTCTTCAACTCTTCAAATACAGCGAGTGGGTTCTTTGATGTCCCGTCTTTGTTGAAAAAGCCAACACCGCTTGAGTTGGTGATTTGGTCTCGGTACTGCTTGTTACTGAATACGCGAAGGGTAGATTCAGCCAATGTCCCCAGACGATCCGGTTGCTGTTCGACTTTCGAAAGGGCTTCAGTGAAGGCAAGAGCTTGTTCAATCGACATTCCCGCGGCTGATGCGACACCGCCAATCTTTGGAAATAGATCAGACAAGTGCTCAAGCTCTGCCGTACCGAGGCGCCCAGCGACGGTCATTTTCTGCAAAAGGTCTAGGGCCGCACCGCCTTTGTTCAAATCGATGTTAAAGGCACTCGCAGCCGCAACAACGGCCTTACCCAGGACAGCAGAATCCGCGCCAGTAATGGTTGATGCCTGGCCAATCGCGTCGGCAGTCTTTTTGGCCGGTTCATAATCAACGCCGGACGCGATCAATGTATTAAAACCAGAATCTACACTTTCGCGGCTCAGGCCATAGTCTTTCGCAATCCTGAAACCTTCGTTCTTCCAGTCATCTTTCTGCTCTGGCGACATGTTCGCCGTTTGCTTTGTACGAATTAATTGACGATCTAAGCGAGCACTACCGGTTAAACCCGCGACAGCGCCGACGCCAACGCCAAGGCCTGCCAACTGGCCTTGAGCGCTCGATCCCAAAGACTTGATTCGATCAAACTCTTTTCGAACACCTGCTGCGACAGCCTTAAGCGCCTGGAGGTTGCGACCGCCGTTCTGCGCCAGGCGACGGAAGGCTGATTCGGTGCGTTCAACGCTTTGACGAAGCGGCCGCACACCTTGACTGTCCGCACTTGCGGAATCGGCCTTGATGTCGCGAGCAGCCTTGCGCCCGGCGTCGGCCATTGCTTTGAGTTCTTCCTTGGTCTTGCCTATTTCCAGCCGGGTCTGCGAGCCCGCTTTCGCGGTTTCGCGCATGGAGTTTCGGATTACCTGGTAACTCGTTGCGCCAGCCTGACCAACCTTCGAAATGGCCGCTCCAGCCTTCCAGCTTTCATCGGCCAATGACTTCGCGCCTTCCTTGCCAGCTTTGCGCAAGTCGCGGTTGAGCTGGTCGATTTCGCGGCGGCTGTTTCCCGAGTGGGCTTGAATACGGAGCGCAACGCGCAAATCTGAACTCATCAAACACTCCAGAGCGTCTTACAGATACAAGAAAGGCTCGGTGTCGAGCCTTTGAATCACTTGGGGACTGGCAGCTTTTTACGTTGCCGTTTGCTCACGTACCGCGTGGCCTTGGGCTTGCCTACGATTAGGTCAATACGTGCGTCGATCTCCGGCCGAGTCATCTGCCGAATTTCGTCTAGGCGGTAGCCTGCTCGGACAAGTGCATGTTCGATGCGTCGCCAGTCGGCGATGCCGCGCTCGGCGGCGCGAGCTTTTTTTCCAGGTCCATATCTGCATCTGCAATGACCCCAAGGTCAGTTTCGCTCAGCGCTTCGCGCAACAATTCCACTGTCAACGCTTCGGGCGGAATGTCACCCAAGGACAGCAACTGGCGGTGATACACCGCCAAGGTGATGAGCTGAATGGACCCATTCGGGTATTGCTCTTGAGCGGCGACTAGGTCTCCGGCCATACCGATACGCAGGGTGAAGCGCTTGTGGCGCAGACCTGAGTAGTAAACGCCGTGGTGCAACTCGCCATTGGCGGTCAAACCTTCCCACTGCTTGTTCGATTGCTCAGTCATTGCCTCACTCCGTGTAGTAGTTCAATGCGGCGACGGTTAGGTCGCGGGTGGCTTCGCCTTCAACCTGGTACTTGCTGCCCATCTCCAGGAGCGAACAACCGGTCCAGGTCTGGCGTTTACTGCCGCCGTCCTGGGGATAGATCGTGATCTTGGCGTCCATCAGGGCACGCCAGTCCGGCTCGCCGGATTTAGGAATCGCCACCGAGATTTTCAGCTCATGCTCTTCAATGCCCTTGGCCGTGCCGGTGGCCCGACCGGTGCGGTTCATGGTCTTGACCACCTTGCGCCCGGTCTTGAGGCTCGGCTCAACGCTGAGCACTTCATAATCGGTGCCGTTGATCTCCAGGACGATTTGTCCCACATAGTTATCAGCCATCTAGCGTTACCTCTTACAAGAGCAGGTCGATGCGACCGGCGAACACATGCAGGCCGTTGACGACATCGGTGGGAATGGAAGCGTTGAGGCGGTTCACGTCCTGGAGCGAGCGCTCGACCACCAGGCCATCGGCGTTGGCCTCGACCTCTTCGATGATCTCCAGCTCTTCCAGCTTGAGCAGCACGTCCAGCAGCTCGCCGCGCACGGCGTCGGGCGTTTTCTTGGAGAGCTTCGAGCGAGGAAAGCGCAGGCGGATGCGCTCGCGACAGGCATTGCGCACGTAATACAGGGTGCGCATGGTGGTCAGATCGAGCAGCGACACATCCGTCGCACCGGCTGCGGACTTGGTGTAGGTCGTGACGGCACGCACGATTTGAATCACATCACCGGCCGCGACTTCCAGCGGTGTGACGCCGTTGGCCAGGGCGGTTTCCTGCTCGGTGCGGCCGAGACGCTGGGTGATGGTCGGCACCTGGATACCTTTCAGCACCAGGGTATTCAATGGCCGGGCCGGATCTTCCTCCGAAGCAATCACGGCGGCGTAGGCAGCGGCGACCTGTCGCGCTGTCGAAGTGGTACCCGGCAGTACGGCCAAAGTAATTGCGCCCGCGTTCAGCGAGGCGGCTAAGGTGGTGGCGGCGGACAAGGTGCTGGTCAACGCGGCCACACCGATAATGCTTTGTTGCTCGATAGAGTCGGTGTAGGTCTGGATATGCGTGCGCAGCGCAGTTAGAGCGGTTTGGCTGAACCAAGCAGGCACCAACAGCGTGAAGCCGCCCAATGCCGTGGCATCCAGCGCAGCGTCAATGTTTGGCTCGGCATCACCTTCAACCACAACGCCGACGGCCGAGATAGCCACGTAGCGATAGGCGCCAATCGCGGCGGCGACCATCTCTTCCGCAACCGGCCCGAAGAGCTTTCCAGCTTCAATGGCGCTGTAGACCTGGATTGGCACGTGCGGTGTCGCCGTCGCATCGGCACCAAGCGGAACAATCAGGCAAATACTTTGCTTGTTGGTCGGCAGCGTGCGCACGGCAAGGCTGGTGTTGAATTCAAAATAGGCACCCGGCTTGCGGATCGAGGCTGGGATGGTTTCAAAGTCGATGGTCATTCGACGGGCTCCTGTGCGGGTTGTTTGGCACTGCTGCGCGACTTCTTGCCAATCAGCAGTTCGCCCGTCGCGATTCGGCGACGGTAATAAGAGGTGTCCGGCACCTCGACCGAGTCAGCGGGTGCTGCCTCGATATATTGGTGTGGGTCTTTTTCCATGGGCACCCGATGACCAGGCGCGGCGATTACGTGCATTACACGTCCCTCAATTCGATGTTGTCGGTGGCCACCGGCTCGGGGTTATCCGAGGGCGAGTGGTACGCCATGTTGATGCCCAACAGATCCGGCAAGGCCTCGGCTGGTTTCTGCCAATCCAGTTCAATCAGGAATGATTGGCCCAGGACAGAAAGGTGATCGCTCGACAACTTGCCGTTGACCAGGTTGGATAGTTCTGTAGGCCGGATGGCGGCGCGTTTTTCCCACGGCTGCCAGTCCACCAGTTGATGCATGCAGGCCTCCCAAAGCGCATAGCTGCCAATATCGGTTGGCGTCGTTCCGCGCCGGGTTTCCCGCTCACCGCGTGGGTGACGGGTGGCTATGACCAGGCGGAACGTAATCGGCACGCTGTAGCGCCCTTGGGCGGAACGTTTGAACGTCACTTTCGGCACCATCACCAGCACGGCCGGGCAACGCTTAAGCAAGCCGGACAACAGATCGGGGTCGCTCAATTCACCGCCATAGCTTTCAACGGCCAGCCTGGGCAGCTTGGCTTTCAGCTCTGTGAGTCGCGCCTCGATCAAGTCCTCCAGCTCGCCGAGCATTACAAAGCCCTCAAGGTGCGACGGCTCATAAGCCGGGGCTGACTGCTGACTTGTAGACCGGACTGGCCACCGTCACCGGCGTCGCGCTCCTTGTCCTCGGCAGCCAGGGTTTCCAGGCGCTTGATAACGTCCTTGTAGAGCACGCGCACTGTCGAATCCTCCTTCCCGGCGTCGTCGTACAGGTGGTAGCGGGCAATCTCGGCCAGGTCATCAGCCACCCATAGGGGCGCATCCTCTCCGGCCGGGCGGAAACGCAGGTAAAAAGAAACTTCACTGCGGGCCCGGGTCACGGCGTCGGCGATCCTGGCCAACGTCGCAACCGCAATGGCGATGTCTTCGGCGGGCCAGTCGTCCAGCGGTTGACCTGACGCAGCCGCTGCCAGCAGCTCCGGCTCAATGGGCCGCCCGTCATCCGGCGCCGCGACCTGGGAAATGTCGCGGGCACCAAAGCGGATCAGGAGTTGGGTAGCCGATGGCAGCGTCAGATTCATTTGCCGTCAGCCTTGGCTTTGGTGGAGCGGGCTTTCTCAGGCCTAACAGGCTCTTCAACAGCAACCGAAGGTGCAGGCGAATCGTCCGCAGGCCGACCATCTACCGAGACCTGGCCAGGTCCCTGAGCATCCGGTCCTGGCTCGCCGTCGCCCAAGACTTGAACGACGGTGTCGACCACCGCATCACCCACAGGTGCAGCGTTTGCTTGAGGCGCTTGCGACTGGCTTGTTTCCAAGGCGTCGGGCGCTTGCGATAACGGGGCTTGCGACAAAGGTTCATTGACCTGCTCCTGCACCTGATCGAATCCATCCTCCGCATAGGCGATGATCAATTGCGGCTCCTTGCTCAGCGCCTCCAACTGTTCATCCGTGAAGAAGTCATCCGCGTAACTCGTCGGCGTGCTGGGGTGGGCGATACCGCAGCGACGGAAACCGTCGCGCTTGGAGGTGATAACAATCGTCATGGCGCCCCCTTATCCCAGCCAGCTTGGCGCCAGCACTTCGGCGGTGCCTGCCCATTCGTTGCCGTTGTCGGCGTCCTTGACCAGGATCTTGCGGGCCATGCCTTCCAGTTGGGACGGAACGACCAGCAGCCCAGGGTTGATGCCGAGCGGACGGCCACCGTCGGCTTGAAAATTCTTCATGGCGGCACGGGCGGCGCCGTAGGTCTCGGCGGTCAGCGGCTCTTTCGAGCAGTATGCGAATTGCCAAAAACCAAAGCCGACATTGACGCGGGCGTCGACGCCGTAGCGGTACTCGTCGCGCATGAACACCTGCTCATCGTCCATGCTGGTCATCGCTTTGAGGGCATAGTTGCGACGGGTCTGGAAGATGATCGGCTTGATTGCGCGACTGACATCGAGCAGATACCAGGCCGGACCGGTGCCATCTTTGTAGTTGCTGACCGATACAGCAGTACCGGTGCCGTCGGTCTCTGGGTAGACAGGGTGATCGGCGTCGAAGAAGTTTTGGCCGTCGTAGCACTGCGTAGTCAGTCCGGCTTTCAGCAGGCCAAACACCAGCTCGTCGGGGTGGGCGCTAGAGGCCCGGCCCATCTCGGCGAACAGCGGCTTGTAGACGCCGATCTCGTCGTCTTCGATGGAGTCGCGAGGAACGCCTACCGACGATTCGAACTTTTTGTTAGTGATCGAGTAGCCGTGCGCCGCCATGTTCTTGAGCACACGGTCGCCGATCCACTCGCGGAAGGTCGGGAACTGACCCAGCCAGCCATAGGTATTGCTGGCGGAGGACGACGGCACAGGCGTAGCGATGCGCTTCCAATCCGTTGGGGTTGTCGCCTGGGCGTTTTGAAACTCAGCCTTGAACGCGGTAAACAATGCCGTCAAGGCGCTGGAGGTGATAATCATTGGGGGCTTCCTATATAGAGGGGTGGTTTACGCTTTGCCCTTGATGAACTCGGCTTCGCTCATACCCAGCAGCGAAGCGACCTTTTGCTCCTCGGCGTTCAGCGCAGTACCGGTGTTGTCGGGTTTGCGTTCGCCCAGGTTGGTGTCTGCGGCCACAACCGGGGCCGCCTCAACGAAGGCCTTGAAACGAGCCAGGCCGGTTTCGTCCTGGCAGGCGGCGCGGTGGTACTCGACGGTGGCCGGAGTGATCTTCCCGGCCTGAGCGGCAGCGGTGATCAGCGCGTCGACAGCCTTTTCGTGGTCGACCTTCTTCTGCGTGGCCAGGGCCTGTTCGGCGTTGGTGGCACGAGCTTCCAGAGCGTTGTAATCCGCCCGAGGGACGAACTGTTCCAGGTTGGGCCGCTCGGCATTCATTGCCTGGGCGGTGGTTTTGAGTTGCGTGGTGGCCGCGATGGCCTGTTCTTCGGTGGCGGTTTCGGGCAAGCCGAGCGTGGCCAAAAGCGCAGGTGAAAGCTTCACAGGCGAGTTCTCCAGGGTTTCTTGGTTGAGGGCTGTCAGCAGAAAATTGGGTTTATTGGTCAGCCCAGCGCTGACCAGGCGCACGATGCGCGTGGAGTCGGATTCGTAGTCGAAGACAGGAGAAAGGAAGCGGTACTCGCGGTTGATGACCTGAGTGGCACCGCGTGGCGTCCAGGCGACAAGACCCCACAGGCCGCCATTCCGTATTTCCAATTCTTTGATCCAACCAGCGGCCGGGGCGTCTTCGCCCTTGGTGGCGCGGTGCTGGGTGGCGTGCTCCCAATCAATGGGCAGGTCGATACCGCGACCGGTGAAGCTGGATTGCACCAGCATCCCGGCCTGCTCATCGAACAGCCATTGCCGACCGTCGCGGCCGGTGACCTTTGGGCCTTGGGGGATTAGTTCGACCCATTCAGGCGCCTGGCCGTCAGAGACGGCGGCGGACAGGTCGGTATTGAGGGCGAGTTGTGTATTCATGCCGCCAGCTTGGGCGGATCATGAAGGAAAGTAATTTCAGACCGGTTTAAGGTTTACCTTAAGGTTCGGTCAAAACTTGGAGGGGATTACTCTATCGAATTCCGATTCCAGTGCTTTGCCAAAAGCCTGGATTCGATCAAGAACTTTCCGAACGTCCTCGGCTGACACCGTAACAGCGTTCCCTTCTTTGTTCTTTCCGCCTCGATGGACGATGTCATGCCTCAAGAGAATATCCCCTTTCAGCTCGCTCGTTTTGGGGAACTCAATACCGAAACCTTTTTCAAAAATTTCTTTGACATCATCTAGTCGGTGCCAGACGTAGGTTTGCAAATACGCAAAGACTTTTTTCTTTAGACCGTCCATCTGTCCAAATATTTCGGACAGCTTTAGAGACCCGCCGCCAAGTTTAGGGTCCGTATTTTTTTCAACAAAAGATCGTAGTGACTCATCACTACTAAGCGCTCGCCAAGAAGCGACTTCTAGGAGATATGCTTCAAGAGCGGCGATTGCGGCACCATAGGCTAACTGCGTTACAAGTGCCTGGATATGCGGGCTGCCGTGAGCGGTGAGCACTTCTTTAACCTGCTCGAGCTTTTCAAGCAGCATCCTAAAAGGCGTTCCCTCATCTTCAAATAAAGAAAGAGCCTCACCGTATTCCCATTCATTAATGTCGTGATCCACAGGGGCCCACTCATCCCCAGCCTCCTGATACAGCTCGTCGATAAGTTCTTTCATGACATCGAACTCAACGAACTTTGAAAATCGTTCTTGTATCTCTTCGTCGGGATCGAAAGGGCCTCCGTAGACGAACTGATATCCGCCTTCGCGCCCATCGTAGGGCGTGCAATTAGCCGGATCCTCGTAGCGGGCGTAGAACCACCGTCGCATCGCCTCGATCTGCTCTTCTTTGGAGGCCTCGCTCAACCATTTATCATTAGGTTCAAACGGCATCAGCTCATGATTTCCGGCTTCATCCGGTAGGTCCGGTCTGTCGTTGACTGCGTACATATCCATGCCAAATTCTCCTCCGATAGATTCCAAGACTAGCGCCAGCTAGGATGCAGCCTCTCAAGGTCAATCTAACGCATCTCTAACGCCCTCTCGAAGCATTATCTATGGCGATATGCCCATAGAGCCTCATCGCAGCCCGAGGGGCGCGCTATGCCTCTACTCTCTGAGTGCTGCCCAAAGATAATCGTTGACGATCAGAACGACCTCGTTGTCGTCTTCGGAGGATAAGCCTAGATAAGGCCTCTCCGGCATCTCCATTGAGTGAGCGCCTCGTGTAATCCACCGAGCGAAGTTGGATTTACCTTTCTTCACGAAACGATTGCCGACGGAACCATCCTTACCCTGACGGAAGTAGACCTGTTGCGATCTTGCCGCGTGCTCGATCTTGCCGCCGAACTGATGGATCGCACCGTAAGCACGGTCGGTGCCAAACGCTAACTCGTTGTTGCTGACGCTGTGACGTAGAGTGTCCTGGAGGACGCCGGTCTCTCGCAGAATGCGTCCGTCTTTCTTTTTGGCCAGTGTTGACGGCGCGAGAGGCGCCCAGGGAGAACCGTCAGGAGCAATCTGGCGACGGAATCGATCATCCGTTGATTGGTGTAAATATTCAGCGATATCCAGAAGGGGCGTCGTCAGGTCACCAAGGCGTTCCATCAGCTCTGTGAGCGCGTCCCCCGCCCGGCTGTCGTCCAACTCCACATTAAGCATTGCACCGGCCACAAGCACCTCCTACTATCTATTCAGCCCATTGAGTGAGCAGTCCCCGCCAGGACCTCCAGGCCTACACTCAGGGTCTATCGCGTGTGGCGGCGCGCGGTTTTATTTCTGATCAATCTGCGGGCGGCGATACAAGCGAACCCCGATCCTTAGTTGCTTCAGGTAGTCGGGATCATTCGACTCTGGTGAAAACGTCGTTACACCGTCCCACCCATCATCCCCCACCTCGAACACAGACAGCGCCGGTACAAGTTCGCCATCGACTTGATAGCGAGAGATGTAGCGGCGGCGCACAACAGCCTTGTTCCTGGAATAAAGCCACTCCAAGCGCACCCATACCTCATCGGGATCTTTGATCGCATCGGCCAGAAGCAACAGCTCGCGAGCGTGGCCTCGTTTGCGGATCTTCAAAGCGCCGGTTTTGGCATTGGTGAACAACTCACGCCCGATGACCACTGCATCCCCCGTCACGTCCCTGAACACCACCGGCTTTGCGTCGGTCGCGCCGAATTCGCCAAGGAATCGTTCTACATACTCTGAGTCGCTTAAGTCCGTCGGCAACAGCCGGTCGGGCGCCATCTCCCGCGCCGCAGGTAACGCACCTGGTGCGCGACGGTTCGGCAGTCCGGCCCCTTGAACACTACTTGCACGCGCTCCGGGATCCGGCAGAGGGTCATAGGCTCGCAGAGGTGGAACGGCTGCATTCAGCCGCGATTGACCAGGCGCATAGTCGAAGCCTGGATCAATGCCTTTCGGCACCTGGACCACTCTCGGCCCGTTCGGACTGTTAACCCCAATGGTCCTGCTTTCGTACTCAATAACTGGCGCCGGGCCAACCGTGAGTCCTTGCCGGTCAACGTCTCGCTGACTCAGCATGAACTTCTTGCACTTGCAGCCCCAACCATTTTGCGGGCTGTGAGTTGCCCACCATGGATCATCCAACGCTAACACCGTGCCATCCCATGCCAAATGCTGCGGCCGAGGGTGCGCGCTGTCTCCGTGACGATATATCCCGAAGGGCCGACTCTTGCGCAGCTCGGGGTCTGCCATCTGCGTTTCGCGGCCAGCGTTATAGGACTGGCGTAGGTTGGTTTCGTAAATCACGCGGGAGCGCCAGCCCCGGCCGCCGTTGTACTGCCATCCATGCTTAACAACGACCTGATCAAAATCCTTTCTGAATTGTTCCAGGGTGAGCCCTTTACTAATCGCTTTCTCAACAGCGCCGTGCATATCACAGAGCAAATCCCGCTTCATGGTTCCGGCAACTACAAACGCCCAGTCATGCTCCACGTTGTAGATATCGGTCCAAGCGCGGGTAGGGATATCTGTCTTGCCTAAGAAATAGTTGATCTGCTCTTTGAACGGTAACGAACCGTGAGAAACTGCCATTATCGAAGCCCAATTAAAATTTCAGGAGGTAAGCGATGATTACGAAAAACGACATCAAACAGGCCCGTGAGCTGTGGATTCAGGCAAAAGAAAGAACGAGCATCGCTCTTGGAAAACTTGAACTCGTTACGCGAGCGTTGCGCGATATCAATCAAAACTTCCAAGCCACCCCAGATACTGCTAAGGCAGTGGCGGAGTTGGGTAAGGCCCTGGAGGGGGCGACACAGGAACTGCAAGGTGCTGTTCGCGAGCAAGACCGCGTTGAACGTCAGTACTCATCATTGCGGGATCAGTTCGATGAGCAAGCTCGTGATCCATCACAAGCCTCTTAAAATGTCATCCCGCCCCGCCAAACTGGCAGCCGCGAGCCCATCGGCAATGGCATCTGCAACTTGGTCGGTGCTCATCGCCGGGTAGGTTTCGATCAGCCTATCCCGAAACTCTTCCAAGCTATTGACGGTGTCGAGCAGTTCTTTAATTTGCTCGACCATGTCATCCAAGGGACCTGCTACGGCCTGTTCCAACCTTCGCACCTGGTTATCAACGATGTCCGGCACAACCGCTGGCTTGACTGGCGTCTGCTCGCGGTTCGTTGCCTGTGCCAAAGCTGGAGAAACGACCGGTGCTGGTACGCCGAGCAGTTCCGCCCCGTCCGCTGGTTCGGGAATGTTGAGCTTGTCCCGAATAACCGACTGCTCGACCTTCAGGCCCAGTGGCACGAGATCCTTTAGCGCCTGTATCAGAATCTTCGAATCTTCCGGCTGTGGCACGTCCAGGATCAGGCGCGGATAAGGTCGACCAGGTGCAAAGTTCAGGTCGCACCATGGCCGGACAAAGTATCGTTGCAGGGTGTTGGACTCGGCCTTGGCATCGGCTTGCAAGAGGTCGAGTCGTACCTCGTTGTGAACTTTGGCCTGGGCCTGGCTGGAGCCATCGTCGGTGGACATGGTTTGCCCGACCACCGCCTTGCTGACCTGTTTGTCCCACCACTCAGCCAAGCCTTTGAAGAAGTCACCCGCGCCCGTGACATTGGCGGCCTGGGTGAAGTCGATACGCATGCTGTCAGGGATGACGGCGGCGGCATCGCTGCCAAGGTTGGCCACCGCCGACATGAGTGTCGCAATGTCTTCTTTACTCGCCCCTGGCCCATAGCGACCGACGCGCATGGGCATCCCAAAGATGTCGGCAAAACCCATCCAGTCCTTCCATGTCCAGGCCTTGCACATGTAACCAACTGCGGCGAGACGCGCCAGGCCGCCCCGGATCGGCAGACCCGAACGGATGCGCGGCAAGTGGACGATGAACTTGTAAGGTGCCAACGCAACGCCGTCGACGGGATCAGCCTCATCTAGCAAGCGCAGTTCCCGGCCGGTGTCACGGTCGAACTGAAAGAAGCGCTGGTCGCGGGGTTCAAAACGCGATGGGTTCCAGGTCTTGCCGCTGCGGTCCCACATGATCTCCGACACGGCGTAACCCTTGCCCATCGCGTCGGTCAGGTCAGCTTGCAGCTCGCCAAACTCGGGCGAGTCGACGATCTCTTTTAATGCGTCGGCCCGCCGGATGTCCTCGGCATCATCGCTGGCAGCCTCGACCCGGATGGTCAGGCCAGCCACCGCCAACTTGCGAGTGCCCAGGACCGAGGCGTAATGCAAGTCGCGCTCTTCCATTTCCTCGGCCAGGGTCAGGTAGTCATGGGCCGAACCTTCGGAGGCAGCTTGCAGGATGTTGGCGAGCCGACCAGGCGTCAGGCCGCTGGCCACCGACTGGTGCCAAACCTGACGAATGCCGGTGGTGCGGGCGGCGGCCAGCTCTTCGGTGAGTTTGTCGTATTGGATGGGGTGACCGTACTGGTCGACGATGCGGGAATCAGCCATTACCAAATGCCTTTCTGAGTGCGCCAACCGGCCCCGAGCTTGATCTCGCGATCCAGCTGGGCAGCGGGTTGGATTCGGTGATATTCGAAGATTTCGGTTTCTTGCCGAGAGGCATAGTCCGCCAATACGGCCGCGATACCCGCGTCGCCGTGGCGCTTGGGACCGGACTTTTCGCCTTTCTCGTTGGTGCGCTTTTCTGGGATGCGAGCGACGCCCTTGACCATGCGAAAGGCGCGTACATCGCCAACCACATCCTTATCGGCCGGGATGTCATAGAAGGTGTCGTCTTCCAGGGCTGCCTTGAACGGCGGCATGTTGTCGCGATACCAGCCCTCGGTAAGCATCACCCGCTCAATACGGTTGAAGCCGAATTCAACGGCGGTATCCTCGGATAGTTGTGAACCGTTGCCCCTGGCATCGTCTGCGCCCTTAAGGAAGTTGGGCAGGCGACGGAGGATGTAGAACTTGATTTGTAGTTGCTGCTTGAACGGCACATTGCGCAGCTCCACCACAAACGGCGTGCGTTTGCGCAGGTTCTGTTCCTTGACCAGCGGCCAAATAACCGACAAGTCACCGCTACGCCCGAAGTCCATGCCGTAAAAGCTCTGAACGTCCAGCGGGATCGCTGCCAGCAGCGGCTTGAGATGTTCCTCGCACCATTCCAACGAGTCAGCCAGGCGCAGATGCTCGGGCATGACTTCGTAACCCTGCGGGTAGGCCAGGCGCAACACCGGCACGTCCCGGTTACTGCGCTGCTCGACCAGGGCCAGGCTAAGGAAGGCACCACCGCCTTGGGACGGCACACAATCCAACTCTTCTTCTGAGGCATCGCCATAGAAGTCATAAACGTCCTGGACCCAGGCGGCTTCCTCTTCGGGTTTGTACTCGATGCCCTTGCGCAGACATACGCGCTGGTAGAGCCCATCGGCTACCGCTTCGCGGAATGGGCAGCGGAACAACGCCCCCTTGCGTTTGCCTGCGCGAATGTCGTTGATCAGTTCATTGAAGGCATTTTCGGTGCCGTCGTGGGTACTGATGACGTGAACTTCGCCGCCCCAGATCAGCAGCGCCAGTGCGGCTTTCAACAGCTCGGCCAAGTCCTGGTGAAACGCCGCCTCGTCGATCACAACGACGCCCTGACGGCCGCGCAGGTTGGACGGGCGGCTGGTCAGCGCGACGATGCGGTGCCCGCTGGGAAATGCGATGGTGTAGGTCTTGATGTGCTTGTCGGGATCGCTGTCGGGCCAAATTCCTTCCTCGATCTCTCCGGCCGCGTAGTTGAAAGCCCGCGCCCACATGGCGCAGGCCTGGATGTATTCGACCGTCATGTCCTGGTTGTAGCCCAGGTAATAGACCGTCTGGCCTGACGCTGATTTTTCGGCGGCGGCCACTAGCACATTGTCAGCCGCTTCAGCCCAGGTGAGACCGATTCGGCGAGACTTTTCGCCGACCTTTAGCGGGGCTCGAATTCCGATCCATTGTTGTTGGTATGCCAGCAAAACCGCCGGTGCTGCTACGCTTGCGGTATTCTCAAGGACGATTGGCAGGCTCATGCTATGCACCGTTCAGCCCACAGTTTTACTCGACCAACAAAACTCAAAGGAAATGAAAAATGATTGACTGGGTTGCCGCCGCGTTCTCGAGCGCAAAAGCTGCGGGAGACATCGCAAAAAGTCTGGTAACTCTGCGAGACGAAGAGCTTGTAAGGGGTCGAGTTATGGAATTGACCAGCACGTTGATGGACTTGCAGCAGCAGATGATGCAGGGACAGTTGGAACAGATGGCCCTTATAAAGAAAATTGCTGATTTGGAGGACGCACTTAAAAGCACCAAAGCCAAACAGAACGTCCTTGAGCGCTATGAGTTGCGGGGTGTCGGTCCGGCGAAGGTTGTGTATGCCCTTAAGCCAGAATATGCAGACGCGGAGCCGGCTCATTTTTGCTGCACAAATTGCTACGACAAAGGACACCGTTCGGTTCTGAAAGCTATGCGGCAAAACAATTCGACCTCGATGAAGTTCTCTTGCCCTGAATGTTCGAACACCTTCTTCATTACCGGGGAGTACCTCCCTGACACACTGAAGGCCCGCTAAACAATACTTCATGCTGCCATCCCGAGGATTTCGCGACGGATCTCATCAACCGTCGCTTGATTCAAGCCACCTTTCTTGGCGATTTTCTCCACACGTGACGCAGCCGCTTCGACTTTCTCACGGTATTCAGCCTGCCATTTCTTTTGCACGACAGATGCTTTGCCCAGTTCGGCGACCGCCTTGGCGACCTTCGGCAGGTCCATCTTGTCGTCGTCCGCCATGAGCAATTTGAACAAGTGTTCTTGCACTAGGCGCATCAGCGCCTCGTTGACTGCTCCCTCTTCGTCCGGGGCGGCAGCCACAACCGCACGCGCTTGTTCACTCGCCACCCGCAGTGCCGATAGCTTGGATTCGAAGTCCTGGCCATAGCGATGCAGCGCTGACTTGCTGATGGAAAAGCCCTTGGCCGACAGCTCGGCCGCGAGGCTTTCGTACTCGCCGAAGCCGTTTTCAGCGAGGGCTTTATCCAGCCAAGCTTTAACAGCCGCTGGCAGGCTGGCGACTTTGCTGCGCGGGGGCATGGCTTAGCTCCAGTATTTTTCGGGGCGGGCAATGCCGGGATTGCAGGGGATGGTGTATTCAGCAATGTCTACACCGTAGTGAGTCAGGCCGCAGATCCAGACACCGTTTGGTTGCTTGTCCAGGGTCACCAGGCTACGGTCGGCCAGGTAGTCCAGCTCGCGGCGCAACTCCATTGTGGTTGAGTCCGGGTAGATGCCTTGAATGGTGGCAAGTACCACGGCTTCGTGCGGATCCACAGGACGCGAAGTGTCCAGGGTCTTGATGATGTACCAGCGCAGGGATTCCCGACGCGTCTTGGCGGGGTCGATCATTTGACGGTTCCTTTCAGTTGAACGTTTTCCAGCTTCATGGCCAGCGCGTCTAGCTTGGCCTCGATGACGGTCTGGTTACGTACGTAATCTTCCCGGCGCACGTAGTGCAGCGGCATGTCTCCCCGCAGTCGTTCAAAGCTCAGCTCAAGCTGACGCAGACGTTCACCGTCTTTAGCGATAGCGTTAAACCGGTCATCCATGACGGCGTTGCGTTGATCAAGACGACGTTCCATTTGCAGCAGCAAGAGTTTCACCAACCCAGCAAAGCCGCCCAGGACAGTCACTCCCACACCAATCAGTTGCCAAGCGGGCATTTCAATCATCAGCATCAGCGCCCCCTTGCTCGGTCTCGGCGAGCCTGGCATTCGGCGCAAAATTGCACGCCAACCAAAGCCAAGCGACGCCCTTCGGGGATCGGCATTTCACAATCCGGCATCTGGCAGAATTCGGCGGAGGGTCCAGTCAAGATTTCCCGTTGTGCCAAATGAGCCGCCAAAGAGGTTTCGTTGTGAATCGCCTCCAGTTCGCTGGCTCTATCAGTTGCTTTCATTCAGCGTCCAATCAATCAAGTTGTTGAGCTGCGCCCGGCAGATTCCATGCAGCTCGGCATTGCGCACCTGGTTGGCCAGGATCTGAGCCTGGCCAACGCCGGAGTCGAGTTCATCAGCGGCTCCGGTTCCGCTGGCCGTCGCAGCAGCTCCGCTGGCGTCGTTCGGGGTTGGCACTGCGGTGTAGATTCCGTTGGCGTTGTTCCACACGCGGACAAAGCCAGTAGTGAACACAGCAACAGGTAGCGGTTCGAGCTGCGCGCCAAGAATGGGACGGTAGAGACTGGTAACACGGGCTATTTCTCCAGTGAGTTTGTCGGTGGTCTTGCGCAACAAGTCCTTGGTGTCCGAAAGCTGGCTCGCCAGGCGGTTGCCCTTGGCCTGTTCGGCAATCAATGAGGCCGACGCTTGTTTCGCTGCACTGGCGGCGGCTTCGGACATGCCTTGTTTTTCCTGGGCGAAGGTTTCGCGCAGTCGGGCGACAACGACGTCACCGTCGGCTTTGCCAACCGCATAGCCATCGTCATAGCCATCCTGCCGGTTGAGGTGCAGGCCGTAGACGACCACTGCGGTAACGCCCAGATACCAGAGGGCTGGCTTGAGCAATTCGAAAGGCGTTTTCATGGGCAGACTCCCTGGCCCCAACCATTGGCGACATACAGAGCTTCCCAGCGCAAAAGGATTAGGCGCGGGTATTGGCGGTTCTCCTTGAAGGCTGCGGCCGAGCGGCCTGCGTTGTACCACTCGACGGAGTTGAACCAGGTCAGCGGATCGGCCCCTTTAGCCGATGCCAACTTGCGGTCGCGAAACACCCAGCCCAAGCCACCGTTATAGGCGGACAGGGTCAGCGCCGCGTGTTCGCACGGATCACGCCCCTGGAGACGAGACGACAACCAACGGTCATAGCTGACAAGCGCCTGCATGGACCAAATCGGGTTGAACGGCTCAACCTTGCCCAGAGCTTTAGGGAACACCTGAGCAAGCCAGGTCGCGGTCGAGGGCATCACCTGGCCCAAGCCTTGCGCGCCGACTGGCGACTTGGCGTCGAACCGCCACCGGCTTTCCTGGTGGATCTGCGCGGCAAAGGTCGCGACCGGGGCATCCAAGCCCCATTCCGCCTGCGCTATGCGGGTCAGGTCGCGGCGGTAGCGTTCGGCTTGGTCGGGGATCTCTGCGCGTACCGGCAAGCTGGCTGCCAGCCCAACGATAGAAGCCATGCAGAGCGCCGACAGATAAAGAAAAGGCGTTCGCATGATTAGAGCCCCAACGTCAGGCCAAGCACACAGGCCAGCACGACCAGAGCACGGCGGACTCCGGCCATGGCGCGTTCGGGGCGAGCCACTTGGTTGGGTCGTGCATAGGGGAACAACGCACGATCAATCCAATAGCCGAGCACCCCACCCAGCGTGACCAGCCCAGCTTTATAGAGCACGACCGGAAGTTTGGTGGGAGCGACCAGGGCAAGGCAGATCAAGAGAATCAGAGTGATCAAGGTCCAGTCGGTCATGCGTGGCGCACGGCGGCGCCGTTGAATGTGTTCCATCAACGAACTTCCTTTGTTGGTTTGAGTGCGGCGCGAATATCCGCAATTGAGCGCGCAGCAATAACGGGATTGCTCCGTACTGCATCCACGGATGTGTAGGTGCTTAACGCTGGCGCTGCGATTCGCTGTTTAGGTCGGAGTTTTTCTTTCTGCCGGACGTGTTCAGCAACACGTCGTTCATGACTCGCCACCATCAACTCGACAGTAGGCCGCCACTCCGGCGGACACTTGTCCAGGAGCGCTTGGGATTCATCCGCAAACGGAGTATCAATAACGAGTTGGGCGTATTGCCTGGATGAACGGGGCGCAATGGCCATGTGCGAACCTGCCGGAGTAGATGTCCGGACTAGATTCGCTCGGGAAGGAATGCCGCAGTGTTTCTTAAACGCACAAGAAAAAGCCCCGACTGTGCGGGGCTTTGATTAAAGGCCTCTGATCGCCTTCATGGTTTCGATCTCTGTATCCGTGGCGCCTTCCTTTCGGCGCTCCGCTTCCCATTCTGAATCCGAAAGCGTTTCCATATTCGATGATGGTTTGGCTATTTGCGCGGCACAATCCGCCTCATCCCGCGACCAGTTGGCTCGCACGCGATCCAACTCAGCTTGGGAAAAACTGCCGGTGTAACAGCCACCGCTGAAGTACACGACATCGGTTAGCAACAACCGGCAACTTGGAAAGCGCGACGCCGGTGCCTTACTTTGTGAATGCAACTGCTCATTTGCCGAGCGCTGGATCTGCGCTAGCGCCGAGGTGTCACGGGTCAAGCAAGCATCGATATTCTTCGACCACAGTTGCTGGGCAATCGACTGGTTAGCCTTTGCGTGGCTTAAGTCGTCTTCAAGAGTGGTGTCGGATGTCGGCGCTGCAAACGCCACTGACGCATACATTGCCGATACCGTGAACATCACTCTCAAAGCCGTCATCATTAATGGACTGTCCTGTCATCAAAGCCGAATAGATCGGGTTCATTGCGTCTGTGCAACACCCTTTGGCGGGCGATGATGTCATAAATGGTTGGTGATGCAAGCTTGTACTTGCGCACCAAATCTGTGGGCTGGATGTTTGCGTCGCGCCAATCCCGATAGATCGCGGCATCGCGCATGGCTTTCTTTAAAGAGTCACCACGAGGAAGATAAACCACCGCTCCTCCCATGGTGTCGCATATTGCAAAGACCACCGCCCTAGCGATTTCCGCCACTGCCTCCGGCCTGTCTTGAAGCTTGCCCCTCAGTTCAGCCTCAGCGATTTCAACCATTTCCTTGATCGTTCCCTCCCAACGATGCATGACCGAAGGATCTTCCATGTGGGCCAACACCTTATTAGGGTCCAGCCTGTCAGTGTCATTAGGGAATAGCTGATCCTGACTCATAAGGCTGGCCTCTTGTTACGCTTCGCATCGTAAGTCAGTGCCGAGACCAGGCTCCCCAACTGCTGGCAGTCCAGCCACTCAACTCGCTCAACCTTGAACATCCGCTTCGCCATTCCATCGGCATACTCCCAAGGTCGCTTGGCGTCGGCCATGAACGCTTGAATCTTGCCGATAAGCTTTTGTTTATCCGGTGCTACTTTCGGAGTTGCCCGCCCTGCGGGTTTGGCTTTGGGTTTCCAGCCCAGCCGCTCAAACTCGGCGAGCACGGCTGCCACTTTGATCGGCCCCAGATCCTTGGCGGACTTTACCCCCGCAACTCGGTTGAGCAAGGCCCGGTAGGTTTCATCGTCAAGGCCCAAATCCTTTTTAGCGATATGGATCTTTGACAGGTTCACGTTACGTCGATTCATTTCTCCTTTCCCCTCACATCCTCGGCAGCTCATCAGTATCCGGATGCCACGCCGGATAGACCGCCCCAGGAGGCCTGGGACGGTTTCGCTTAGTGGATGGTTGGGTTAAGGACAAGTTTTTCGCGCATCGCTTGGCAGATCTCGCAATCGCAGCCCCCCATGTGCCGGACGGAGCCTTCAAACGGAATGCGGGCGATAAGGCGTGCGGCGACTAGGCCTGCTGCGCTACCACTCATTTGGCTTGCGTTATCTACGGTGATGGACACGCCATCGGTGCTGTCTTCGATGATGATTTGGAATTTGGCCATTCGAACTAATCTCGCGGTTGGTCTGTGTTGGCAGATGTGTTTTCAGAGCTGGTCGCAATTCAATGCAACGTTGGGGACGCAGTGTCCTGCACGTAGATACTTGCGATATCAAGGGGTATGGGAGCGTACTGGTCTGAGTCCCCAATACGCTCATAAACCCGGATATAGCTCTTTGAACCAACAACCTGAACGGCCTCACTGATGGCTTGCATCGCCCGCTGCCATCGTTCGTCCTGGATATCCAACCTGCGTAGGCCAAGCACTCGACCGGTGCTGATTTCACCAGCCTTGTCGGTGCGGAATGCCTCGTTGACCAGGACGCGTACCTCGCTACGTGCGTCCTGTGTCCACTCGGCTGCGCATTCATCGATCAACACGCGTGCCGCTTGTAGCCGTTCGTCGAATTTGATGGAGTCCTGGACCGCGTGGATGATCTTGTAGCGGCCATCAAACGACAGCAGCGTGACATTGCCTTTCTTGCCTCCAATGGTCGCTTTGTATTGTTCTGCGGACATGTCCACAAACGCCTTGATGTCCCCAAACGCCGAGGCTTTGAAAGCACCCAATGCCCCTGACACTGCTTTTGCTTTGTTGACCAGCTCAGTGACCAGCTCATCGCGAGCCAGATCAATAGGCTTAATCAGTACGACCGGCACCAAGTGGCCCTTGGCGTCCTGGCGGAACCCTTCTGGAATGCTCATTCGTTGTGTTGCTCCGTGTTCGTTTCGTGTTTGGTAATACGGCGCCCAAGCACTTCGAAGATCTCCCCGATCCGTCGACGTCCATTTGCGCGTTGCTCATTTGTTAAAACAGGCTTCGGTAATGCCCGAGGGAGATCCCTGGAAGGCAACATCCGAATCAGTGCGGCAGGTGCTGGCCACCGCTCGCAGCTTGCAAATAGCATTTCGAAAGCGGCCTTAACACGCTCCCTGTCTGCCTCTTCGCTCCAGCGTTGCGCCTTTTTCAAGGCCACCAGCCAGATATCCAATGTGTGTGTCACGGCATCGGCGGCAGGCGCACCGTCCAAGCGCAGAGCGACGAGCCCCATCAACCCGGCGATTACTTCGCGCTCTAGCCAGTCATCCACCATTTAATCGCCCCTGTAGCGCTGACAACGCGGCAGTTGTTTGGCTTGGCCGGACGATCACAGGCGGTTTGTGCGTACTGCTCTCAGGCCGGAGTACCGTCGGACTCGTTTCACCTTGCCACTGACTCATCACTTGGTAGAGCCAGCCGTGGCCTTTAAGCGGTGGCGTTAATCGACCGGAGTCGCGTGCAGTAATTGCCTGTTCAATTGCCCATATCCAACATGCAGGAGGGGCATTGAAAAGTGCACCGTTCCGTTCGATGCGCTGGGCTTGAAGATCTGGAAGCAATTCCCCCAGGATCTTGGCCACGCGATCCATGGTCAGTTCTCGGGTCTCCGGCCGGAACAAGCCGACATACCGAATCAAGGCGCTACCGAGTTGACCGGAAACCTTAAAGGCCACTCCGAGCGCTTCACGTGCGCCGTCATGAGCGATCAGCGCATCAAGGCTTACTGTCGTCCCGCAGTTAGGGCATCGAGTACGCATCAATGCACCTCCCGTTTCGGCTTCGCCTTTGCCAGTTCATCCGCTCGGATCTGGGCGAACTTATAGCTGTTGGAAAACCCGACGCATTTCTCGCCCTGGTACAGGCGGATCATGCTGCGACCAGCGATATATATCTGGACGACGGGCACTGGTGGGCTGGCAATCTCAATGGATGGTTGCATTTTCGGCACCTGCACAATTGGGATTGAAGGCGCAGTACTGGCAGGCTCGCCAACTCTGCATCGCTTGTGGGTTATGCGTCGGAGGCAGCTTGTCGCGATAGTTTTGGCACTGTTCGATGGTCACCACATCATTGACGGCGACACAGTCCATCCGGCCAAGCGCGTTCATGACGCGGCGTTCAACACCCGCCGTGCTAGGACTGGTGTATTTATTCGCCAGGATCAAACTTACCGCTGTACGGCTCATGCCGATTCGAGCTGCCGCTTTGGTGCGGTCGCTTGCTGCCACTTCCGCCGCGAGCAGACGAACAAAGAGCGGTGGCTGCTGGCCCCATTTCGAAAGGTCTACTTGCGTCATTGGAGGCCTCCCGACTGTTCCTGCGAAGCCAGTTCCAAGTGAGTTCGCTGGACTAAGTCCGCAGGGAGCGAGACCGGTCCCTTGGCAGTTTTTGCCAAGGTCAACCATTCGCCCAATAGTTCACGGGTCCGCACTAAGTCGATACCGGGCTCGATCAAACTGCGATCTGCGCCCGGCGTACCGGTCGTCTTGGTGTAGATCAGTCGGTTGAGGTTTGGATCGTAGACTTGCAACGACTCAAGCTGACGGATCTCCGGTGGACGGGGACCGGTGTCTTTACCAGGAATGAGGCAGTAGAACGTAGGTATTCCCATGGCGGTGTCGCCAGGAGTCTTAGCCAGATAACCCGCCTCGCTAAGAGCATTCAGATACTGCCTAACTTTGGTAGCGGTGAGCGACACTGTGCCGACTGACGCCGCACTTACTACATCCCGTACCGTTACGTTCCCACCCAGGATCCGTAAAGAACGCCATATGTTCTCAGTTGCGAGATGGTCATAAGTGCGTTCGCCTTTACTATTGAGACGCGGGTGCTCAGCCCCCTCATCTTTAGCCAGCCTGTAAAGTCGAGTTTGGCCCTTGCGGTAGTCATCTACTACGGTCTCGACGATGCCCGCTTTTTTCAATGCTTCAAGGTAACGGATGATGTCATAAGGCATCTGATCACTACGTCTTGCGATGTCGTGAACATCGAATCCTTGGCCCAAAATGCGCATTGCTTCCCACATACGCTGCTTTGGGCTTTTGCCGCCTGAAACGATAAGGTGAGGTGCGCGGCCTGCCATTACATGGCCCTCCGAATCGGAGCTTCGCCGGTATACCAACCGCGATTCCCCCACGCTTTCAAATCCACTTGATCAAGCATCATCGCTGAAGCTTCGGACTGGACCTTGTAGAGGTTTACCGCCACGCGACGCAGGCAGCCCTTGGTCGCGGTATTCAAATCAGACAACAGGTCATCAGCAAAGCTGACGCCTGGATAGTTGTCGCGTGCCAGTTGGCGAACATCATCAAGCGTTGCTGCCTGTGCTGGAACCCACTCCAGTACACGGTTATGCAGACGCTCTAGACGTTGAAGCGATGCAGGAACGCGCTCTTCGCCAATCAGGACGATTGTCCCTTCGCTCGCGTTGTAGATATCCGTCAGCACATTTGCTACAGCCTTATCCAACAGATACTGCACGTCATCCACGATTAATGGGCGACGCGAAGCGGATAGCTGGACGGAGATCTGGTCGACCATTTCTGACAATGTGCGGCCAGGTAAAAGGCTCATCTCGCGAAGAATCGCAGTCAGAAACGCTTTCTTACTCCAGGTGTCGCGACATTCGATGTAATAGCAACGATGCTGATTGGCAGCAAATGCCGCCGCCGCGCTCTTGCCAAAGCCACTGGGGCCGTACATTGCCACCAGTCCTGGCAGCCCGATTGGACGCCCCATAGCGCGACTCATTGCGCCGGACAAAAGACCGACATTTGTTAAAGGAACAATTTTGTTTACACTCACTGTGCTTCTCCTCCTATGTCTAGCGTGTTGGCGCACGCTGACTGCTTTGAAACGTGGGCTTCTCAACCCGCGTGTTGAAATACTCTTTGCATTGCCACGAAGTCCGGATGGGCGGGATAACGCTCCCACCACCGGGCTTCGTCGGCAGTCAGTTCTTCACCGGCGATCTTTCGTTGATCCAACCGAACCCAAAGTCGGTAACGAGCTACGTCGTCCCCTGGGACTACGAACGTAGGCCGCTGCTGATCCAACGACTGGGCGTAATCTCGTGCCGCTTCCAGGGCTTCTGCCGAAAGGCTTGCAGACGGCGCCGTTGTAGGGGCGATCATCTCTACTCGCTGCCCGGTCAACGTTTCCAACTTGTCTACTGCACGCTTGAACTGGCCTTGTTGCCGTTTGTCTCGCGCCATCTCAACCATGGTGCGAGGCATATAATCCGAGCTGTTCCCATCCAGTTGGGCCGCGCCGATCAGCTCGCCGTCTAACGTGAACGTCCAGATTTGGCTAGCATCTCTAACGTCGTAGGCGATGCGTATTTCTTGCCCGTGCAAGGCCGTTAGATCCGTCAGGAAATAGGTACTGCCCGCCCAAGCGACTTCGCCGCGTCTCGTTGTGCGCACCACTTGCGGACGCATGAGCGATTCAACCAACGAACCGGGCGCGGTAATCGGCTCCCAGCCTTCCGCTATCGCGGCTTGCCAAGCCTCGTTCGGGCTCATATGCCGCAATACGCCGGTTTCGGGGTCGCGAATTTTGGCGAGGCCTCGATGGGGAGTATCGTTGTAGGTCGCGATTTCATGTTCAACGCCCGACATGAATTCACCGAACGCGGGGAGCAGTCTGCTTTTCCCGCCCTCACGCAGTTCCTTACGGCCAATGCGATGCACTCGTGTACCGGCGTGCTTATCCATGTCGGCACCGATGTAGCTCGTCAGCTTCTTGGCCGCTCGCACCCAAATGGTCTGGTGTCCCCGCTCGGAGAGGCCCCGCGCTTGGCTGTTGTATGGCAGCGAGTGGGTCATCGTGCCGCCCAAGCGGTCGACAACTTCCCGCACGGTGTCGTTAGCGAAACCGGAGCCGTTGTCTACGTAGAAGATGCCGAACATGCATTCACGGACCGCATCACGCAGCGCGTCCAGAACACCAATAGCCGACTCTGCTTCCCCAACCGATACGCCAACGACTTTCCGGGTGGCTACATCCAACACGGTTGTAATCTCTGGCCGGTATGGCTTGCCGGTGAGAGGATTGATGACCTCCGCATCGAATTTATGGCCGTCGGCGGTGTAAACGTCTCCTGGGAAAAGATTCTTCGTAGAGCGACGCCGGAACGGTTGCAGCGCTTTAAGTTCCTGCGGGCTCATTCGCCCCGCCTGCAAAGCTTCTGGCGACAGTTTCTTCAGAAAGCGTTGCACTGCATGGATGCTTGGCAGCGGACCTTCATAGCGTTGCGCAAACTCGGCATAGCTGGCCGCAACACTCGGCTTTGTAGGCCGCTGGTAACACCGAAGAAAATCTTTCGCCCACGCAGGAACCGTCAGGTTCGGACGTTGCCGCAACGGTGCTAAGCCCGCCTCACCATCGGTGCGATATGCAGACAGCCAACGCTTTAGGCTTCTTTCCGATAGCGTTCTGTCGCCCGTCTTTTTGTTATTGGCCAGAGCCAGCCGCTCAGTCAAATACGGGCTCAGCGCCCCATCACGGGCTTGCTTGACCAAAACGTCTATGGCGCGATTTTGCGAGGTCGCGACGCACATGCGTTCGATCTCCCGAATGAAGCAGAGCCGAGCCACCATGACTGCGCGCTGCATGTCATTCAGCTTTGCGGTGCCCTTGGCCACTGTTGCGATAGCCTTTTGCTCCGGAACCTCGGCAGGAACCGCTTCAATTGGAGCCTCAACCTCAGCAATGGACCGGGCCATCAGTGCAGCTTGCGTTTCGGTGGGCAGACTCGAAAACGGGTACTCGACCGCTTTGGTGCCGAGACGTTTCCGGCTCTCCCACTCAAGGCGAATAGCCACCTTGCGAATACCAGGAACGGTTCCTGGCAACCCAGGAAGGCCCGCCAGTTCCTGCGACGTATACCAGTCACGCATCGCCGTCTTTCCACTTGGTTTTACTGTGACCAACCGGACTATTTTCGGTATGCTTTGGATAGACCGAATTCGTTTCAGCTCGGTTTGGCCGCTGGCGAAGTGGAGAGCCATTGGGATTCCAGCGCTCTGGCCATAACTGGACAGGCTGAAGCCCTAGGGCTTGAGCAATCGCCCGCTCTACCCGAGGGTAAGGTCGGTGCTTAGCGTTACGGATGGCGCGCTCATTCAGGCCATGCGTTCTGGCCAGTTCGGCAAAGTTGGTGCCGCGAACACGGAGCTGGAATTTAATCCATTCCCAGCGTCGTTCTGAATCGAGCGGTATGTCGTAGGTTTCCAT